GGCAGGCATGACAGTATATATAAATAAAAGAAAGGGCCAACTCAGGATGAGTCAGCCCCAGAGGTTACCTACTCCTCTATCTCTTTGAAAAGAGGATCCTCTTTTCTATCTTTTGGTAGCTTCCAAGACCAAGGGTCATACCCTTCTTCTTTGCCACTACGGTTAATAAATATGATAGTAGTAAACAAAAACCACATTGAACAGAGACATGCTACTATTGCATGGAATGGTGATAACCACTCTCCTGTTGATGCGTACTCTATTGAGTCGTAGGTAACAAAGCCAGCGATAAAACCACTGGCTAGTAGTACATAATAGAAAAGGTTTTTCATAGGTCCATCTCCATCTGTACAGGTTTCTCTCTCTTTTCAGATTGAGGTTCTACATTAGTAGGTGATAGTACTTCGGGTTCTTTATCTTTGAACGCTGAAGCGTATCCTTCCACTAGACTCTTTGTTGAGCTAGTACCTACTTTGATTGTCGCTTTTGTTATGTGGCCTGCGACACTGCCAACTAATTTTAAGATATTCATTTCTGAACTCTCCTATTATTATGAGTCAGAGTTTATTCTCTGAATACTCACTTACTATAGAAACAGTGACCATGGGACATGGGCGCTGTAAATTTGAAACAAGGTTCCAACGAGTGAAACGAAGTTGGTCCACTGTGAACTGGATCGGGGTCGGGGGTGGGTGTCTGATGATAGTAGGAGAAGATGAGAGAGCGATATAAATAATATTTTTTCAAAAAAAATTTTCCACAAAAAATTTACAAGATATGCACTATTATGTTATTTTTAGCAAATGAGCTTAGTCCAAAATGAAGCCATCGAAGTAACAGAACAAGAAAGAGTTGAACTTCAATCGCACTTTCCGTACGCAGGTGTAAAACTGTCCGAGCTTTCTGTCCAAGAAGAAAGACTAATTTTATTTTATATAAGAGGTATGAGCAAAGCAGCCGCCGGCCGTGCAGCAGGGTACCAGAACCTAGATCACGTGTACGAAGTTTTTAAAAAACCTAAAGTATCACAAGCAGTAGAGTATCTAAGACAAGAAATGCGAGAAGAGGTAAAGTTCGACAGAAACACTGCGACCACTATGTACTTAGAAGCGCACCGTAAATCAGCAAATGCTACCGAAGAAAAAAATGTAGTAGATTCTTTATGCAAGCTTCACGGTCTATTTGCACCAGAAAATGCAACGCAAGTTAATATAAACGTAGACAAAATAGAAAAGTTAGAAAGATTACCAGACTCTGAACTACTTAGAATAGCCGGAGTAGACTCGTCACACTTAGAACCACAAGGAGACACCAATGACTAGTAAATATGAAATGGCTGCTAGAGCCAGAAAGAAAAAACGTAAAAAGAAAAGTTTTCCAGATTTAAATAAAGATGGAAAAGTAACATACGCTGATGTTCTTATGGGCAGAGGCGTTAAGAGGAAAAAATAATGCACTGTAAAGGAATAAACGCGCCGCAACCTGATATGAAGAAGTTTGCAAAGAAAATGAACAAGTATGGTCGCATACCTAAAAAAGGAGGTAGTTATGCCGGGAAGAAGAAAAAGTAGTAAAAGAAAAACTACTAAACGTAAGGGTGCAACACCTACGAACCCAGCATTATACGCAAGGGTAAAAGCCGAAGCTAAACGAAAGTTTAAGGTGTACCCAAGTGCATATGCTAATGGATGGTTAGTAAGAACTTATAAAAAACGCGGCGGCGGGTATAGATAATGGCTAAGCCTACCGGCGGTCTCACTGCGTGGTTCGGTAAGGGCCCCAAAGGAGATTGGGTAGATATTGGCGCCCCAAAGAAGAAAGGTAAGTTTCAACCTTGTGGTAGAAAATCTGCTAAAGGTAAAAGCAAAAGAAAGTACCCGAAATGCGTGCCACGGTCAAAAGCTAGATCTATGACTGCTGCACAAAGAAGAAGTGCGGTTAGAAGAAAACGTGCAGCGGGGAACCCAGGTGGTAAACCACGTAACGTAAAAACAATTGTAAGGAAAAAACCTGCAGTAAAAAGGAGAACTCGTGCCAAGAAAAAAAGGTAAAATGCCACCAAGAAATAAGAAGAACTTTCGTTCTACTAAGTCTGGTGCAGGTATGACAAAAGCGGGCGTTAGGGCCTACCGTAGGTTGAACCCTGGTTCTAAGTTAAAAACTGCCGTTACAGGTAAAGTTAAAAAAGGTAGTAAAGCCGCAAAACGTAGAAAGTCCTTTTGTGCAAGATCAGCGGGGCAAATGAAGAAGTTTCCAAAAGCTGCAAAAAATCCAAACTCAAGACTAAGGCAAGCAAGAAGACGGTGGAAATGTTAGCGCATGCAAAAAGTAGAGTGTTATAAGTGCAAAAAATTATTGGCAGAACAGTTAGTCCTACCAAAAGGACTTTGCGTGTACTGCGCAGCTGACGCGACGGACACGTTACCCCAACCTGCTGCCCCAGTAAAAACCAAAAAAGAAAAGAAAGCCGAGTCTGCTCAGATTCGTGCCGAACAGGAGCTCGCGAAGAGAATACTGGCACGTAAAAGATTATTACCTTTTGTAGAAAAATTTAACCCAGATTATTTAGCAGGCTGGGTTCACAAAGATATTTGTCAAAGATTAGAAAAGTTCAGCGAAGCAGTCGCGAACGAAGAATCTCCTAGGCTCATGTTGTTTATGCCACCTAGACACGGTAAGTCAACGCTTGCTAGTGTAGCCTTCCCCGCTTGGCATTTGGGTAAAAACCCGCAACATGAGTTCATAAGTTGTTCATACTCTGGCTCTCTTGCTATGAGTTTTTCTAGAAAAGTAAGACAGTTAGTTAGAGAACCAAACTATAGACACATATTCGAAGAAACCAAACTAGACAAAGATTCTCAAAGTATAGAGTCTTGGCTGACTACCCGAGGCGGTGGGTATGTCGCAGCTGGTGTAGGTGGAGGTATAACCGGTAAGGGAGCCAACATCCTCTTAATTGACGACCCTGTAAAAAACCGAGAAGATGCTGAATCGGAAAATAACCGTGAAGCTACTTGGGACTGGTATACCTCGACCGCTTATACCCGTTTATCCCCGGGTGGAGGTATACTGGTCATCTTAACTAGATGGCATGATGACGACCTAGCCGGCAAACTTTTGACTGCTGGTGAAGAGGGCGCAGACCAATGGGAGGTAGTCAAGTACCCTGCAATAGCAGAAGAAAACGAAACTTATAGAAAGCAGGGCGAGCCACTTCACCCAGAAAGATATAACCTAGAATCTTTAGAAATGATACAACGTGCAATTGGTCCCAGGGACTGGACTGCGTTGTACCAACAAAATCCAGTATCTGACGAGGGTGATTACTTTAATAGAGATATGGTCAGATATTACGAGCCAGAAGAAATAGACTATGATAGACTTCGTTATTACTGTGCGTGGGACTTGGCTATCGGACAAAGAGACCGTAATGACTTTTCTGTAGGTGTGACCGTTGGCATAGATGAGTATGACAATATGTATGTTGTAGATGTCATACGCGGAAAGTATGACGGTTTTGAACTTGTAGAAAAAATATTAGATTTTTATGAACAATGGCGGCCAGGCATAGTAGGCATAGAGCGTGGGCATATAGAAATGGCTATCGGTCCTTTCTTGGAGAAACGTGTAGCAGAACGTAGGTTACATTCTGCATATTTTAAAGATTTAAAAGTAGGGCGACGTGATAAAGAAGCTAGGGCTAGAGCGATTCAAGGTAGAATGCAACAGGGTAAAGTTTACTTTCCACAAGATGCAACCTGGACAGGATCCATGGTGGCTGAACTTTTACGTTTTCCTAATGGCGTGCATGATGACCAGGTGGATGCGCTTGCATGGGTAGGTTTAATGATGACAGAGTTTGCAAGTTTCTATGAAGCACCCGAACATATACCTTCATGGAGAGATAGGTTAAGATATATAGCAAAAGGCCCGAAAAAGAAATCAGCGATGAGCGCATAATATGGCATATAAAACTAAAAAACCAAAACAGAAGCTGACAAAAGCTGAAGAACTTACGTTAGCAAAAAGTCAGTTCAATGCTTACACCCGAGCACGAGACAATGGCCACGAAGAATATATAGAGATGGCTAAAAAATGCGATAGGTATTATAGAGGTGAACAGTGGGACGAATTTGACATACAAGAGTTAGATGACCAAGGCCGACCAGCGTTAACAATCAACACTATCTTACCTACCATCAATGCCGTCATAGGCGAACAGAGTGCAAAAAAAGCTGACATACAATTCAAACCAAGAGGTGGCGGTAACCAAGAAATTGCAGATGTACTAACAAAAGTATATGCACAAATTGCAGATAACAATAAATTAGATTGGGTAGAGGCTCAAGTATTCCAAGATGGTGTTATACAAGATAGAGGTTGGTTTGATGTTCGTGTTGACTTTGATGATCATATTATGGGCGAAGTACGAATAGAAGCCAAAGACCCTTTAGATATTCTTATTGACCCAGATGCAAAACACTATGACCCAAAGACTTGGAACGAAATATTTGAAACTAAGTGGATGAGTATTGATGAGATAGAAGAAGTTTATGGCCAAGAAAAAGCAGACAAGTTAAGACTTCTTGCTGAAACTGGCGCAACCCTTGGTGCTGACTCTATGGATTATGAAGAAGAAAGATATGGTGACACAGAACATGAGACCTATGGACACCAATACCCATCTGACCCAGAAAATGCCCGTGCTCTTAGATCTGTTAGAGTAATCGAACGACAGTACTACCAACTAAAAGACTGTATGTTCTATGTTGACCCCGTCACCGGAGACAAAAGACAAGTGCCTTATGCTTGGGGTAAAAAGAAAAGAGAAGACTTCGCAGACACTTATGGTTTAGATATTATCCAGAAAAAAATGCGAAAGGTCCGTTGGACTGTGTCAGCTGATACAGTTATTTTATTCGATGATTGGTCACCTTATAATAGTTTTACGCTCGTGCCTTATTTCCCATACTTTCGAAGAGGCAAACCGTTTGGCATGGTTAGAAACCTGCTGTCACCACAAGAACAATTAAATAAAATTAGTTCTCAAGAATTGCATATTGTTAACACCACAGCTAACAGTGGCTGGATTGTGGAGTCAGGTTCTCTATCTGGTATGACAGCGGATGACTTAGAAGAGCATGGTGCAGAAACCGGCTTAGTATTAGAGTTTAACCGTGGCTCCAATCCGCCTGCAAAAATACCACCTAACCAAATACCTACAGGCCTAGACAGGCTAGGACAAAAAGCAGCTCGAAACATAAAAGAGATTAGTGGTATATCTGACGCTATGCTAGGCCAAGATAGCCCCGAAGTATCTGGTGTTGCAATACAAGCAAAACAGAACAGGGGCTCTACTATGCTACAAGTACCATTGACTAACTTAGCAAAGACTAGACAAAATTTAGCACATCGTATTTTAGATTTAGTGCAAACTTATTATACAGAAGAAAGAATAATACAAATAACAGATGAATCAGACCCATTTAAACCTAGAGTTCCTATGCGTGTTAATCAAATGACCCCAGAAGGTAGTGTGATAAATGATCTTACTGTAGGGGAATATGATGTTATTGTTGGCACTGCACCAGCTAGAGATAACTTTGACGAAATGCAGTTCGCTGAAGCTATATCCTTACGTCAAGTTGGAGTTCCAATACCTAATGATTTAATAGTCGAGTACTCACATTTATCACGTAAAGCTGATGTAGCGGAAAGAATTAGACAGTTAGAGGGAACTGCTCCTCCGACTGAAGAACAGGCACAACTAAGACAGTTCCAGGCTGAAGCTGCAATACGTCAGACTCAGCTTGAAATAGCAAAACTAGAAGCTGAAGTGCAGAGATTAACAAGTGAGGCAGCTCTAAATACTGCTAAAGCACAATCTGCTGAGATAGATCCACAGTTGAAGGCTAGTGAATTACAGAGTAAACTACTACAAAAACGTGAAGAGCTGAGCTTACGTGAACGTTTATCAGAAATGACAAACAACATGCGTAAAGATCAGAGCGACACGGCTGCGGCTGCCAAGATGGCGGCTGAAGCAATGCGAAATATAAGTCCAACAGGAGGTACTGAATAAAATGGCTAAAAAAAGTAAAAACCAAGGCTCTAACGAAGCCGAATCTAACGACATCATACTTGATGGTATTCCAGGAGCGGACCAAATGTCCGAAGAAGATGCTAATAAAGAATTTAAGGTAGATTTAAATTTTGAAGAAGAACCTAAGTCAGAAGATGACGAGGTAGAATTTCCCAAGGAGGGAGAAGTTGAAGAAATCACAGAAGAAGAACTCAAGGCTGATACTGAAGAGACAGAGCAAGACTCTGAAGAGGAAGCAGAAACAGAAACAGCTGAAGCTGAAAGCGAAGGCGGAGAAGCTGGAGAACAAGAAGAAGTACTGGCAGACGATGAGGGAGATGCACAACAATCTGAGGGAACAGTACAGGAAGATGTTGACGGAGAAACTCAACAAAAAGAACCTATGATACCTAAATCTAGGCTAGATGAAGTGCTTGCAAAACAAAAAGCACTCCAAAAACAACTAGATGAAGCAAAAAACCCGCCTAAAGAGCCTATAGAAAAGGCTCCTGAGTACAATTTTGACGAAAAAGAGCAAGAATATCAAAATTTAGTGCTAGAAGGCGAACAAGAACAGGCTACAAAGCTGCGTTCAGAGATAAGAGAGGCTGAAAAACAGCAAATGATGTTTGAAATGCAGTCAAGAATGGGTCAAACAGTCCAACAAAACACCGAAGCCTCTGCTTTGCAAGCAAAAGCTAAAGAACTAGAGGCAAAATACCCTACTTTAGACGAAAATCATGCTTCTTTTAACAAAGAAAAAGCCGAAGAGGTCATTGGTTTGCGTGATGCATACATGATACAGGGTTGGGAAGGGGCAGATGCCCTAGAAAAAGCAGTAAACTTACTAATGCCTTCTGTAGAAGAAACAAAAACAGACCCTGTACAGAAAAAAGTAGTTGAAAAAAAGAAAGTAGCTAATGTAAACAAAAAATTAGACGCTGCTGAGTCTCAACCACCTGCTATGAAAGGTAAAAACAAAACAGAAAAGAAAGTAGATATATCTAACATGTCAGTTGACGAGTTTGATGCCCTACCCGCAGAAACTTTGAAAAGAATGCGTGGTGATTTTGGCTAATCTATGATATAAAAGTAATAAGTTTCGTTTGTTAGAACGATATCTAACTTGGAGCAGTCCAATAAAACACTGTTTTCGTTTATTAAAACGTTAAATTAATCGGGGTCGTACCCGTAAAAGCCACGAGAGCGTAACCCCAACGACAAAGGGTATACGGACAAATAGTCGCTCCAATAAGTCGACTGGTTAATTAATTTTTTAATGGAGACATTATTATGGCTAATACTAATTTTAGCGCATTGACCAGTGAGCAGTTGACAATCTGGTCAAGAGATTTCTGGCGTGTCGCAAGAAATATGTCCTTCATTAACCAATTCGCGGGTGCGGGTTCAAACGCAATGGTTCAGACTATTTCTGAACTTACCCAATCAGAAAAGGGAGCTAGAGCTGTATTAACACTTTTAGCTGACATGACTGGTGACGGTATTGTGGGAGACAACACTCTCGAAGGTAATGAAGAGTCATTAAGAGCTTTCGACATCGTCGTTCAACTCGACCAATTGAGATTTGCAAACAGACTATCCGGAAGGTTAGCTGATCAAAAATCAGTTGTGAACTTTAGGGAACATTCAAGAGATGCTCTTGCTTATGCAATGGCTGACAGAATGGACCAGTTAGCATTCCTATCTTTAAGTGGGATTAACTATACACTTAAAAACAACGGAGCATTAAGATCTGTTCTAAACACAGGACAGAACCTTGGTGATCTTGCGTTTGCAAGTGATGTGAGTGCGCCAACTTCTAATAGACATAGAAGATTTGATGCTACTAATGGTATCGTGGCTGGTGATGTTACTGCTATAGCAGCAGCTGACAAACTAAGCTACAGTGCGATTGTTGATTTGAAAGCTTATGCTAAAGATCAATACATTAGAGGTATTAGAGGTGCTGGTAATGACGAGATGTTCCATCTCTTTGTTACTCCACAAGTTATGGCTGACCTTAAACTTGATTCAGACTTCCTTGCTAACGTAAGGCAAGCTGGTATTAGAGGACCGCAATCAAGCTTGTTCTCTGGTTCATCTAGCTTGATGGTTGATGGAATCATGGTTCATGAGTTCAGACATGTGTTTAACACCACTGGTGCTACATCCGGTACTTCATCTAACGCAGGTGCTGCTGGGTATAAAGGTGGTGCTAATGCTGACGTTAACTACTCTGCATGTTTATTCTGTGGAGCACAAGCGTTAGCTATGGCTGATATCGGTATTCCAGAAATAGTCGAAGATTCATTTGACTATGGAAACCAAAACGGTATATCA